CAATAGGCTGCTCAGACTTAAAAATGTTTTGGCTTTCATCCATGCCCATACCAGGTACATAATTTTTGCCTGTTGGAACATATCCAGATTGATTCATGTCCATTCCTGGGACATAATTAGCAGGAGTTTTAAATCCTTCATCATACCCCATACCCATACCCGGGATATAATCACCTGATGATTTGTAACCTGATATGTTTTCAGCCATATGTTACCCTTGAGTGCCTTGACGCATGCCCATGTTCATTATATTCTTGCCCTGATTGAATGCACCACGTGTTATGGATGTTGGTGACCCTGTGGGAGCTTCAGGAGAATAAGGAGATACTTGCTGAGTTGCAAAATCATTTGATGCTGTTGTAGAATTATTGTATATCATCCACAACACTGCATTGGTATCTTTGATAAGATTGCGCTGCTCAGTAAGCAAATTGATCTCTTGTTTGCTCATCTCAATTAATGATTCCTGCAGCTCTGATATACCTGCAAATTCTAACTTCTGAGATTGTAAAGCAATTTTATTGTTGTTAGATGATTGCTCAATACTTTTGGTCTGTGGAATATTTTTACTAGCAAGCGATTGATTAGGATTGATCTGATTTTTTTCTTTGTTGCCTGTTAGCTTCTTGAACCATTCAGCTACACCTGTTGGTAGCAACTCAAATGCTGATTTGTCCCATTGGCCAGCAGCTGCATATTTTATGCTCTTGATGATGTTGCTAATGATAGGCATGTCGGTAATGGTATCCCACAAATATGTTAAAGTCTTGGTCAGCATGTCACCTACATCACCAAACGATGGCATATCAAACTTAAAAGTCTTTATAGCATTGATAATGCTACCTAGTCCAAGCTCAGACAATCCCTCAGAAAAATTTCCTGATGTGAATTGTTCAATGGCTCTTATGACATTTCCAATTACTGGAATATCACGTATGCTATCATATACCCATGATACAGCTCCCTTTAAAGCTGCACCAAAATTGCCAGTACCTCTACCAGCTTGAGATTCAGTTTCTTTAATGTTAAAAAGAGCCAACACACTACCTACTAGTGGGATAGCATTTGCCATGCTAATAAACCCCTCTTTCCATCTACCAGCTTCAAAATGCTCCACTGATCTAACTATTGACCCAATATACGGCCAATCATAAAGGCTTTCGCTAGCCCACTTTCCAAACCCATCTACCATTTTGGTAAACCAATTAGTGGTAGCTCCGTTTTGCTTTACTTCTTCCGCTGTCTTACCACTCATGTCACGCCATGCGTTTATCATATCAATACCCATAGACAATGCCCAGCCAATGCCTGGTATTGATGAGGTAAGTCCAGATGCAACTTCTATTAATGCACCGGTATAATCACCTTGTTTGTATCTATTGTAAGCAAAATAAAAGCTTATCAGTGCGCCTATGCCTGGTAGAGCTTTGAGACCTCTGAGGCCTAATTTACCTAGAAACTTTAACGGTCCTAAAAATATTTTTTTGAGAACACCACCTTCAATCTTTGTTGCAGCGACTTTTGCAATTTCGCCCCCACCCTTCTTTGAGAAAAACTCAACAATTGTTGTTGAGAGTTTTTCAAACGGTTTCTTGACCCAATTAATAATACTATCAAAGCTTTCGGACATCACACTACCAATAGATGATAGATTAGATGCTAGTTTTGGAAGCTTCTCTACGAGGTATTTTTGTGCATTACCCAACATTTTGGGTATCTTTTCACCAAGTGACTTTAATGCATCAGAAATATGTGTTCCAAACTTTGAAACCCACTCACCAACATTGCCTGTTAATTTCTTTATAGCAATATCAATGCTATCTCCTGTAACAAGTTTGTATATAGCTTTCAGTGGGTAGGTCAATGCGTTAAAAAACATCATTATTTTTAACTTGATGAGTTTAATCAACCCTACCATACTCCATTTAGATAAAAACTCAAACAATCCACTTAGAGCATTTAGAGGAGCAGTTGCAAGATCCCACAATAGCTTTAATGCTGCAGCCAACAATCCCCACTTTGCTATTGATCCTAGAATGTTACCTTTAGTCTCTGTTTTGTCTTCAGCTTTTGCTGTCTTAGGAGTCAATCTAGTGAACAATGATTCACGTTTGCGTTGTTCAGCAGCTTCTTCATTTGATTCACGCAAACGATCAATAGATTTACTGATGGCATCAACACGCATGACAGTGTTGAAGCATTTTGCAATGTTGGTAAATCGCTGCTGTTCATTGCTTCTGAGTGTACCAGGAGCCGTTAATCCAAAAATCTTATCACCCAAAGACTTTAAAAAGCCTGTCTTGGTGTCTTTAGACTCCTGCTCGGTTTTTGGCGTTTCTTGTCTTTTCTGATAATCTTCACGATATTTATCAGCCTGAGATTGATAGGCAGATTGCTTGCTGCTTGCAGCAGACATCTGCTCAAGACTATTGGTAATCTTGGTAAGTTGTTCAACAACTCTGATCAAAGTAGTAGATGTATCGATCATCTACATATATTTAGCTACCGAGCAAACATACGTGCATCAAGTGCAACAGTAGTACCATCAATGGTGAGAAACTCTGTTTCTTGATCACGAAATTGTTGAATAAATTCTACAATTTCCGTCAGCAGTTTTGCTGGTAAACTCTCAACAACTTGCATGCAATCTTTTGCAGAAGAGTTTATAAAGTCTACAACATCACTACCTACTGTCACGCTACTAATGAACTTGACAATTTCATGTACATATAAAGATCCAACTACATCACCTACTTCAATATTTTGATTGGTTTTTAATTTGGAGATGATGGCGTTGTTGATCAACGTGTCACGCTTGAGACTGGGCACTTCCAATTTGATGACAACAGCATTTTGATACACAACAGATCCAGTTGCTGGTGTAGAGATCGTAAGTTGTCTATCAACAAGCTTGCTCATGTCTACTTTGACGTCGCCCTCGGTATACTCTCCACCAAATGCATGAACACGCAAAGCAGTGATGATGGGTGCTTTGTCAAAGACATTGAATTCACATGCATTAAGAGCATTGGTCTCGATGATTTCATTGAGCACATTGTTGATGGTAGCACCAGCAAGTGCACCATCGAGCCCAGTTTTGATGAGATCTTTTTGTTGTTTGACTGACAGCTGCTTGAACTTCAAGGTTGATGATTGAGATGGTACATAAGCTTCAACAAGATTGCTGTTGTTGAGTGCTTCAAGTTTACCTAATAGATCGGATACAGCCATATCAATATGTATGTTTATGCAGCAGGAAATCTACTCTTGGGATCGTTTGATTTCTGAGCATCTTCTTGCTTTTTCATCTCTTTGTTGTGTATGTTGATGAATACTCTACATTCATTGGGAGTCATTTGCATGAAATGATCATACGAAATGTGCAATTTGGCTATTAGACTGTATTGCAATTCATAAAATCCCATGAGATCTTCTGAATAGATGCTTTTGAGAAATGCAAAGAGAGAGTTATCATACAATCCAAATGGAAAAGCCTCGATACCCATGTTGACGTTTTCTTTTATTAGGAATGTGTTTTTGATAACTTCTTGACTTTTGCTGATGTTTTCTAGTATTCTGTTCAGTACATCAGCAGGTAGAGATGCAAGTAGCGTTTGTTGCTCCAACAAACTCATATCATCAAAGTAATACACACTAGTACCGTCCTGTATGGTGTACATGCTGTTGTGTACCAGGTCATCTACATTTGATGTTTGTAGTTTACGTGGAATAGATGTCTTTAATATCACGTCACCAACATGCACATCATGAAAAAATTGCGCTGGTTCAATGATGTATCTTATGTTGTTGAGTATTGCAGATAGGTTAAACGATGCTTTTGCTTGCGTGTTGGTCTTAAATTCAATTTTATCTCCCAACGCTACTGATCTTATGTCAAGTAGTAGGCAGAACTTATCAACCGCAAACATCTTAGATGCATCTTCACCAGTTAGATCATGCACAACATCATTGAACATGTTTTCAATGATGTTGTCATCATTGGTAGACATGTATTTGATCACATTGAAGTGATGTAAATTGTTTAACTCTGTGTAATGTACACGTCGTTTAGACGCGGGAAGATCAAACGGTATCTTGAAGCGCATCATGATATGATAATTGACTATATGCAGTAGTCAACTACCAGGGTGTTACAGGCTGGTCTTGTTCAGTTACTGGTATAACTCTTGGGGGTGCAACTGGTATGACTCTAGGTACGTTCTCAACTGGTATACCTTTAGGAATTATGCTACCTAGTGCTGCACCTACCCCTCCCATGGAACCTGCAGATGGAACTAGTCTTCCAAAAGGTATGCCGGTTTCTTCACCACTCAACAACTTGTATGTGTAGTGATTGTATATCCAACCAACTGTGCGTTTGATGACTCGCTCAGCATCGTAGTCAAGAGAATTGCTTTGCACTGAAAATGGTACACAATTTAAAAAACTATGTATCTTTCTGACTGGTCTACCTATACCTTTTGTATACTGAACTACTTCAATGTCAGCTTTGATGGATTGAGACTTGTCCAATTCAATCAAACCGTTGTAGCTTGTGGTGATGATCCATGGTCTGATGATACCATCAACAAAATCTAGGTTGGTTTCTAAAAAATCAATGTTGATGCTTCTAGCAGCACCAGCTGATCTGTTGCCACCTACTATACCCTGCAAGAATCCCCCTGCACCATCAAGTGCGCTACCGGTGTCGATTGCAAAACTCTCTTCTGGTGTGGTTATGGTTTGTGCAAAATGCAATCCAATTCCATCAGCTGAACTTTGCACCTGTTCACCAAACAGTGAATTCATGATGTTGGCGTCTATCTCAAAGTTATAGTGATCAACGTTGATGGTTGATCCAATGTTTCCGAGGAATGTTCCAACACCGGCAACAGGTGTGATACGCACAATCCACTGTGTAGAGTATGGAATATCATACTCCCACCTGGATAAATTGTCTAAAAAATAATCACGTGGTGATCCACCCATGCAATTATTTAATCAATGCTATTGACTAGCGAATGTTGGGAAATGCGTTGGATGATCCACTAGCAGCTGCATCAGGTGGGAATTCATTGCTGAAGTAATGATACGCAAATGTAGTTGTGAAGGTTTTGTAGTTGCCTGTACCTTCAGCAATTTCGTATGAAATTTCACCAACATCCCTGATGGATGCACCATGCAATGTATACTTGGTGACTGGGTTCAATTGCTTATCAAGCTGATACAACACGATGTAGCTATCGGGACCTGCTGTGTTGTATTCACCTGTTGATGTTGCGTCATCAAATGTAGCACGTGACTCTTCAATCAATCGTTCACGAAGCGTGGAGCTTTGATCACAATAGAACTCCAAGCTGTATGCACCAGAATTAGGATACGTTACTCCACCAGGAGTGTTGAACGCCAATCCCATGTACTTTACTTCAACATTTGCAATGTTGCGACCAGGGAGAGCTGCAGTACGTACGTAGACAAGCTCTTCTTCACCAAGCACCAACCTGGGTGTGCGAAGTGCACCAACTCGGAAGAGGAAGTCTCTAGAGAAGTCAGCAGCTGCTGCGATGGAGTAAAAATTACGAATGGTTTGTGATGTATCAGCCATATAAGTTATTTATTGTTGGATTAGAGTCTTGGACCTGCGATCAACTCGTTGAAGTTAGCGCTAGTTCTGGTTGCAATGAAGTTGACCAAAATAAACTCTGCAGCACGTACTGGCTTAAGGTAGATATCAATAACCATTTCATTTCGATCGATTACATCTGGAGTATTATTTCTCTTATCGCACACGATCATGTAATCATACAAGCCTTCTGAATTCTTTGCCAATTCAAAGATGGGCTGAATGGTGTTGACTACTCGTGTGCGCGTAAACATTGTGTTGGGCTCAAACACGAAGTACTTCACGGTCATCTTGGTTGCTTTCTCCAAGAACAAGAACAAGCGACGAACATTGATTCTGTCAAATGCACTTGGCTGACGTAGCAATGTTTTCTGACCAAAGATGGTGAAGCCATCCATTGGGAAGAACGCTACTGGATTCATGCTGATCTTGTACAGCTGATCACGCTCTTTCTGCTTGGGTGTGATGGCCATGGACAACACATTGCGGACTTTACCACGTGTGAAGCCTGCTGGAGCGTACCATGGTTGGAAATTTGCATCGGTTGAAGCCATGTCTGCTGCAGCAAACCCTGAGAATGGTACCCACACATTGATACCTGCAAATGGATCGTTCACCTTTACCCAATTGGCGTATGTACATGCATAGCTACTGTTTGCCAATTCAAAATTGTGACGCAATGCATTGTAGATGTATTGCGAGAATGACTTGTCTGGATCTGACAACACCTTGGTGTTTTCGCCACGTACGAAGATTTGACGAAGTGGATCTGCAACAAACAAGCAATCTTTGCGTTGTTGTGAACAGAATGTATCAAATCGTGAGAAGATGTTGTGATAATTTCCACGAAGATCGTTGCTATCTCCCGGTTCTTTGTACTCGTTGGATGTGCACAATGCTGAAAGACCTGCAAGCAATGCTTCACTCTGCATGGTGTCATCAAAATATTCAACACCATGCGCGCAACATGTTGTGTAAATTGTACCCAATCCACCTTCTACTACGATGTCCAAAGGGAAGATTTCATCGTTCTCAATCTTGTACAACGCACGATCAATTTTCAATGGCAAACTACCAATGACCTTGTTTTTGAAGGTCATATTGACGTATGGTCCCATGGGGAACAATGCATCTGCATATCCTAGTGAGGTAGCAGCATCTTCAAATGCTGCAAGATCTCCACCAAATGTAGCAGATACTGCTGAAAGCTCACTGGTGGTGAGGTTGTTGATGGTAGATTGTGAGATCAAACGAACTTTCTTGCGAGGTGCTGATGTTTGATCATCAATCCAAGTATCGCCTGTACGATTGTTGATGTTGTCGTTGATTAACAAACGAACGCTCTGTGAGTTTACCGTCAAGCCACCCAAGTAGTTGGAAATCTGTGGACCACCACGAGGATCTTGCATCTTGCGGTGCATGTCAAATGATCCAAGGTAAGTTTCTTGCGTGGTGTACTCCAACTTGGTAACTTCTGGTGTATATGGTGATCTGCGAAGCTTGTATACATTCAATGCAACAAGATCATCAAACTTGCGTGTGGTTGCATCAGCAAATCCATAATATGCACGCTCGATGTTGAGTGAGATGTTGGAATTGTCACGAGCTGCACCTGCATCGTTGGATGCTGTCAATGCAAAATACAAACGATCCAATGGTAGTTCGGTGTATGATGTGATGCCTGCTGATGGAGCAGTGCGTGTTACTGTATAGGCATGCGTGAGAGAATCGTGATTGCTAGTTGGTTCAGCGTTGGTGTTGTCTGTCAATGCAACGTAATATCCTTCACCCCTAGCATTGATGGTTGTTTGACCAGGATTGAGAATGATCATTCCTGCTTTTCCAAAGTCTTTAGGACCGGTGATGTCTACGGTTTCAACTCCAGATGCAGACCAGTCAAATGAAGATCCATCTAATACTTCTAGATACTCTTGTTGAGTCAATTCAAAGAATTTTGGTTTTCCAAGAACATATGTTCCTGCTGTGATTGCTAGATTGTTGGTGTAAGCATAATTTGGTCCAGCGGCTACAGCATCTTCATATGCTGACAATGCTGCAGCACTCAATGCACTATTACCGCTGCTGGTAGTCCAAGTTGTATATGCACTTTCAACAGCTGAGAGCGAGGTGTTTACAATTGACCCTGCTGGATATACCAATGCTCCAAATTTGCTACCAAATCCTGATCCCTTGTCATAACCATAAGGCAGACGACTCAAAAACAAATTACCGGGGCTGTCTTGAAGAATTTGACGAGCTGTGAAATAAAAATAGCGTTCTGCTGGTGTTGTTGGCTCACCGTAGATTTGTTCCAATTCTGGAACTGATGTGATCTGAAGGATTTCATCGGTTGGACCCTTGTTGGCAAAACCAGCAAGGAAAAGATTAGTTCCTGCGGGGATGGCAGGATTTAGCGAAAGATCAATCTCACGAAGCTCAACCCCTGGACTCTGGATAACTCTCATATGCAGAGTATTTATGTTCCGCGGTAACTATTTTTCAACAATACTACAACAAAACACACTCTATCTCAGCAAACGCAAATTGTAGCGTGGTGTCGATCTCGCTAGCTGTACGATTGTTGAAACTAATCTCTCCCAAGCTAATTGGAAATGCACGTTTATACGTCCACTTTACAATTTCATTGTTGTATTCATCTAGACCAAACACGCTCATATCGGTAGCGTAGTCTTTTAGCAGCATGTTGCCGCTTGTTTTGGGTAGATCATGAATTGATGTCGCGTATGTGCCATCATTGTAATTTCGTAGAGCGTTCAACCAGGTGTATATCACCCAGTAGTTGTTGAATTGGTTGTCAACTGTAAAGTTTACGGTGATGGGTGGATATGCAGGGTGCACCTGTGATGATATGTGCATTGCACTACCACTATAATTTACCGGTATTGCAGGGACTTGAATTTGTGGTACTACTGTTCCATATATAGCAAACTGCAGCGTATCCAACTGCACTGATTGATTGTTGCGTTCAAATTTACGCGCAATGGGCTTGAGCAGATCAGGTAGATCAATCACCATGATGAATTTGTCCAGCCTGCTCTTGTTGAGCAGTGCCTGGTCATATGCTGTTGTTGAATTACCTATCATATTCCAAGAATCTCTCTAATGGTTACCAGGTCATGTGGTGATTGTCGTACCTCATCTGGAACAAAACTCAATGCATCAGCTGACCTGGTGGATATTTTTTCACGTGTTTGTGTTCCTGAAATTCTGCCAAATTGTGGCGGTATCATCACAATCTGCACCATGGGATATTTGTCTGCATGTTTTTTAAAGAAGCTATATCTTGCTTGATCCTCTTCACCTGCTCCAACTGCAATGGGTACGTTCAAATGCTCATCAACGTATTCATATACCGACTTCACAGGAGTAACTGGTGAGATCATGATGTCAACAGGTACATCAACATGTTTTGCATATATGCTCCAGATGGCTTGTGATTGATCAGCAGTAACATCACCTCTAGCAGAATTACCAATGTATACAATTGCCTTGGTTGCGTTGGATGTTTTGATCAAATGTCGCAATGCTTCAAAATGACCTTTGTGTGGTGGTTTGAAGCCTCCTGGTAAAATTGCAACACCACCTGCTTGTTCTGTAAAAAATTGCTTAAACGTTTTCATCTTTGATCCAGTTCTTGGGGATTAGCCAGTTAGCTTTTGAAAATTCCAGGCGGTCTACAAGCTTTATTCCATTCTGCGCAGCATCAAATGCTACGTACCCTTCAGGATTGGTAACTTTGATGTCACCATTTGGGTGTATCAGATATGTTCCAACTGCTGCACCTTGCATAATTGCATTATACTTTTGAATGAATACATCTTTAACTGCTTTTGCTTCTTTGATGAACTTGAACAAATTGATCAAGCTATCAACGTATCTATCCAAGGTTTCTAGAAATTGCTCTTTTGCAGCTGTTTTGGATTCTTTACGCTTCAACTTGGATATTTCAGCATCATATCTAGCCGCAACCCACTGTTTGAATTCTTCAACAGAAGTTGTGACATCATCTAAGAATTGTCCGCGACGAATCTGACTGTTGATGAAAATGTTGATCATGTCAGACATCTTTTTATCAACTACACTAAAATTGATAGAGTTCAGAACATACTGCATGTTGTTGATAGTCTTCTTCACCATGGAAGATTCTTGCTGCGTTAGTGAAATGGTACCTGCACGATTGTCAAACAATGCATCTCGAATGTATGCTCCATTAGACTTCAAATGATCTACACGTATACCAAACTGCTTACCTACAAATTTTAAGCTACCGTTTTCATCAGTCGTAACTGCATACTTAGTATGAAATACTACTCCAATCTTTGATGATAATATCTTCTTAGCTTCAGGACTATCAACAGCTACTGTATATAAAATGGTGTTGGGTCTAAACCCGATATAATCATCCCCTTCAATTCGATAGCTTTGTACCAACCCGGGCCAAAACAGCAAATCTCCTTGATACACACCATCAAAATTTACTTTTCGCAATACATCAAATGCATATTCTAATTTTTCTACCAATCCTGGAGCATCTCCATGATTTTTACGAATATCTTTGATGCTGTAGTTTAGCTTTGCGTCTACAGCAAATACACTCTTGGTACCAATGAAAAACTTTCCATGAGCATCACGTCCGCATACGATAGCAGGCGCTCCATCCCATTTAGCACTTACGTTGATGGGTTGTTCTGTATGTCCATG